CTCCGCGTTAGGAAGGTTTGGATATAGAACATCGTCGGTGGCGTTGTAGGCGTCCCGAGCTGTGTCAAGCACAACCCAGTTGCCAGAAATCGCGGTAGTGGCCTTAATCAACACATACTTCGGCCTGAACCCGCAGAACACAAACGGCCCATCAGCCGAACCATTCCCCACATACGAACCGAACTTGCTGTAGCCGGGGATTTCTGCGAAGCAGTAGGCGACGTAGGTTCCGCTGTTTGTGTTGGGACCTGCGCCATTACCAAGAGAGAACACCGTGGAAGTTGGTGCTGTTCCATTCCACGCAGCGGAAGGTGATGGTGACGAAGCAACAGTAGAGTTAAGCAGCAGATAGTTGGTTGCGCCAGTGGTAGATGTGTAGACATACCAATCGTTCGCTCCGGAACGCTGCTTCACAATCACCATCTTCGGTGCAACACCTAACCCATGCCCAACCGTAGCGTTCGCCCCCGTGCCTGTGTAGGTAACAATGCTGAACCCCGCCGTCTGATTCGCACTCACCGTGGAGGTGATGCTTCCAGAGGTGTTGCTTACTCCTGCGCCATTGGCTTTCCACATCCAGTCGATGTAGGTCGCTGCGTTCGTGTTCATCTGCGCTAACGCACCACCAGAATACCCATCTGAGTTGAACGCCGTCAGTCCGGTAGCTTCTGTAGTTTCTGCACCTGTTGTATTTGATTCCAGTTGCTTCTGCACACCACGAACAGCATCGTACAACGCATGATCCGTAGCACCACTACGCCCTTTGGTCCAAACTAGACTAGGCTGGAATGCTTTGCCGGTTACGCTAAATGATGCCCCTGTTCCAGTCCTAGTCTTAGCATCAAAATGCTTCCGCGGATTCGGTATCGCCACCGCAGGAAGGTTCGCGGTGCAGAGGGATTTGAATCCTGTGGGCGGTGTGTAGGTGAATGGTCGCTGGCCGAAGTTGAACGTAAATGTCCCGCCTACAGTATTGTCCGAGCAGGCAGCGCAGTAAGACGTACTCGTACTGATACTGCTTGACGATGCGTTAGTCCCGGCAGCGGGATCGCCACTTGCAAGCCAAGAGCCAGTGACTCCGTACCACAACTTTCCATTGGCTTGAGTGTACGTGCCGTATGCGGTTGCAGCGCCATTGTCAAATTTACGGTCAGAGAAAGATACATCGAGGGCGTACCCCAACTTCCCAGCATCGGACATGTTGTTGGTAGGCGGTTGTGTCTGAGGCATAATGCCTACCGCCTGTGTACCGGCACCACTAATCGTGTCCGAAACAACTTCCCAATACCACTTCCCGCTTGGGAAAACCACCGATGATTTAATACTCCCATTTGATCCCCCTGTGGCAACAGTTAGATTGGCGTTAGTGACTGATGTAATCCCATCATCCTTATCCAAAGGATTCAACGTCGCATAGTTATTCGTCGGCGTATCCTCGGACGGGTCATAGAACGGCCCTGCAGTTACGCTGATATTGTTCGTCGTCCAGTAGTTCGCATTACCAGAAACATCTTTGCCAAGTCCAACATTGCTACCTGCGGTGAGTGCGGCATCTTTGAAGTCGAGATGGAATCCGTTGGTGCCGTAGGTTCCGGTGTAGGCTTTGGGAACCCATACGCCATCGGAGTTGGTTTCGCCGAAGCTGGAAGGGGTGAGTGCTTGGCCGTCGATGAAATGGACCTCGGAGAGCAGGCCGTCGAGGGCATTCCCGCCTCCGCCGTAAAGACCAATACGGTGAGTCTGCCCACTGGCGTTCAAATTGGTGGTGGTGTTTATCGGCCAGTTTCCGTTGGCCGAAGTCGTTACCGTAGCCGCTGCGCCGTTGACGTATATTAGGTTCCTAGAGGCCGCAGTGGCATTGGCGGTATCAGCTACAAACATCAAGTGGCAGTGCGCAGAAGGGTCTCTAAATTTCCCGGATGTGCTGCATCCGTAATCAGTCCCCGCCCCGTTATAAGACCCCAACGAAGCCACATCTGTGGCTTGCAAAAGGATGTACGCATCGCTGGTTGCGCCGACATACGCGCTGAGAAGATACATGGCAGAAGAAAGCTGACCTCGCTTCACCCAAACACTGTATGTCCACTTCTTTTGGTCGGTAGGTATCCCAAACGTCCTACTAAAATACGCACTCGCACTCGCCCGTAGCCGGACGGAGTTGGGGATTTGGTAGCCACCAGAAGGATGACCAATAACAGGAAAAGGCCCACTCACGCGAAGTCTCCTGCATGAGCTACTAGCACGTTCGTACCATCAGGACTCCAATACGAAATCCAGTATTCACCCGTTGCGCTCACAGCACTGAGGAAGCTGCTAGTCACTTTTGTAGTGGCTGCTGCTGCAATTGCGTAGTTCGAGCCATTCACCAGATAGATGCACCCGCGCTGCCCTTGAGTGATGTTGGTAAAGGTGAGCGTGAATCCGGCAGAAGGCGTACAGAGGAAATCCATAGCAGCGTTCATGTCGAAGCTGCCATCGTTGTCAGTGGTTGGAGTTGCTCGATTGGAGCCTGTCCATGCTTGGTCGGCACTAAGGGTAGCGACCGTTGCGCCTTCCACCGACATGACGCCGGCAGACACACGGGCGAGGGTGGTATCCGAGGCGTGACCGAGTTCAATGTCGGAGGCAAAAGACTGCGTTCCAGTGAAGGTCTGGGCGGCGTCGGTACGGGCTATTGTCGCGCTCGTGGTCGGGAACGTCATCGTGGTGCTGTCGGTGCCCTCCAGTGTGATTGACTTGTTAGCGGTGAGTGTCTTACCATCAATAATAGTCAGCGTAGAACCTGTGGCGGGTTGTGTGAGCGTAATCTTGTTGATGGAAGTTGCCGTAGCAATGCCCAAGACTGGAGTGATTAGCGTTGGGGTGTTTACACGACAAGGCACCCCTGTACCGGACCCTGCCGACCATGTTGGCATCGCCGTTCCAGCAGACACGAAGATGTCTCCGGAAGATCCCACGGTGGCAAAGCTCGTCACCCCTACAGCAGACTGATACACGACAGTACCCGCTGAGCCGCCGGATAGGTTGGCAGCCGGAGCCGTGGCGGTTTGCGCCTGAACCACATCAACACCGTCGCAGTACAGGATGGATCGGTCCCCAGCAGCTAGAGTTACCCCCGAGCCTGCCGCCGTCTTGAAGGTGGTGTTGAATGCACCAGTGTGTGAACATTCGATATAGTAGACCGCGACGACTGCGGGAACATTGACGACGACCGCGCCGGTAATCACACCGATGGTCTGGATCAGCTTGTTAGCTGCTTGCACACTGGTCAAGGTGAACGGAGTTCCTACGGAAATATCCAGCACCAACTTGGTGAATTGGAACTGCGTACTGCGCCCGTACCCGATCGAAGCCCAAAGAACTGCGTTACATACAACAGTGCACGATTCTCCCGGAGCTAGATCCTTGGTGAGTTCGCCATCAATAGTCTCCGCACCGTTGCCGTCGATTGTGACGGTGCCAGTCCCTTGGTTGCTGATATTGACGAAGAACCCGTTACCAACCGTCGCAGCAGAGGGCAGGGTGCAAGTCACTACTCCAGAGTTAGTGTAAACGAGTGTCTCAGCGCGGTTTGAAGCAGTCACTGACGAGCTGACTGCTGAGCTGACTACAGGGTATTGCTGTGATAAGGTAGAGCCTGTGGCGACTAGACCATACCCCGCAAGAGTCGCCGCGTCTGCCGCGCTCGTCCCCGTGCCAAAGGTGAAGATAGTCCAAGTGCCGGCAGCAGTGGAGTTGTCCGTGATGTAAAGATACTTAGCCACGCCCGCAGCGACCGTACCGATCGTTCCGCCTGCGCTGTCGTGGAGGGTGATCGTGAATGCGCCGAGGTTGCGGATCAGAACGTCCCGGCCCGTGGAGACTCCGTTGGCAGCGGGGAAGGTCATCGTCCATGCCGCGTCGGGCGTCACCTCCATAATGTCGGCCATGAGGTTCGCGCCGCTCGCCAGTTCCGGCCAGAAGAAGGTGGTGTCAGCGGTCAGCGCGATCGCTGCATACCCGTTCCTGCTAGGCGGGATCGTTTCGCTGCCAAACACTGAGGTATAGGTCGTCATCTCTTACTCTCCGTTCCTTGCCGTACCGGCACGGTCTGCATTGATTCGGCGGGTGGATTCTTGGGCGATGCCTTGAAGGGCTCGGTCGTACAGCGCTTGGAACTCTGCAATTCTCTCCGGGCGCTTGAGGAAAGGTTGTGCTTCCAGCAAGGTGGCATACAGAAGCAGCTGGGGAGCATACTGCGTTATCCAATTCGATTGGTTGGTGTCGCTCAGAGGCTCGGGGCGTTCGTAGTAAGCTAGCTCAAAAGTGTAGTTGCTCGTCGGTGTCGGAACGACCAGAAAATGTTCATACTGGTAGTCCGCATAGTATCTTGGCGTTCCGGTGACAGATGGATCGGGGCAGAAGGCACGACAGTAGTCATAGGTGCGTTCTTGGAGAAAAACGCGCTGTGAGGCGACGGTGACGTTGAAGCTGATCGTCTCGCGCCAGCGTTCCGGCTTCGCCATGCTGTTGCCATTGAGCACCCCTGTCACGTACTTCTGAAGGCCAAGCCCTCGGACTTCGGACGCAAGGCGATTTTCGGCCATCATCACAAAGCGCGGAATCTGAGTGATGAACGGGTCATCACTCCGCTCTGCGTAGGTCTGAACGTCGGTGAGGAGCGAGGCGTAGGTAAGTGACTCAGCCATCAGTGTGCTCCTGGTTCAATCTCGGTATCTGGGCGCGGGTGTCGAACACTGATGTCTTCTGCACGACGCGCAGGGAGCCTCCATGGATCAAGCAAGTCAACACACTCGCTACAGTAGAAGTTCATGT